GTTAAGATTACTTCCACTTCCGTTATTGATGGCAGCTCCCAACTTGAAAACCTTGGAGGCTAGGACACGGTATCTATCCGTATTAACAGGGCTCCACATATCGACTAAATCGTTCTGGAAGCCCTTGGAGGAATTTCCATTCTGGAAAAAGTCGTTGGCGGCCTGAGGATTAGGCAGAGCAACTGGATCAGTCTTGTCGTAGAAGATCCACATCTTCAACTGGACTGGCTGAGGAGCAGCATTGAAAGTAGAATCAAACGGTCTGGGAACCAATGTTCCCTTGAACATAAGTTTCTTGGTCTTAATCTCATTACCAATCCGATTACCCTGGGCAGTACCAGGAGGGATGATAAGAGAAGTGGGATCTACACCCACAGGAAAGACATTGTCAGTGGGAAATGAAACATTTCCCACAGCATACAATCGGACATCGTAATTATAATATTGAGAAGTTTTGTTCTCAACATTACGAGCGATTTCTCGGCGGATCATCTTCCGAAGAGGAAGAGCACGCTTTTTAGTAGCGTAAGACTTTCTTTTGTAGGTTCTCTTAGAACCCTTACGGGAATTCTTTCGAACAGAATTTTTGCGAGAATATGCCATGTTTGATTAATTATGAATTTACAAATCAAAATAAGAAGGTGGGTAAGGGCAGATCTGGGGTTCGCTAGGAACTCTAGGAACGTTAGGAACGAAGGTTGACACAAAAATGGGGAACACGGGCGGGGGACCCAAAGTCTCCATTTTAACCCTTCGCATGATCGCATCCACAGTCTTGGTATCTTCCCAGATTTCCGAAGGGGTATACTGTGAAGTGACGATCACTTTTTTCGGTCGGATAAATTCTTGACCGCCCTTAAACTGAGCCTGGAAAGGGTAGCGGTCGAGCCATCTCTTCATGTCTCCACCTTGCTTAACTTGGTACTTATCAAAGTCGTCAATAATAACAACTTCTTCTCCGTTGTATCCGTCCCACCAAATAGTATTGGGGTCCTTGATATAAGCGCCGGGATTTTCATCCCTAGCTCTCTTGGATTTGCCGCAGCCAGTTTCTCCGACAAACCACTGATGAGGGAGTTCACCATCGAGGATGGAAATATCCCTCTTTCTCTTCTTGTTGATGAGCTCCAAACTTCTCAGTTTCTGGCCATACTCAACAGGATACTCAGACTTAAGAGTATCCCAATCACCAGCTTCAGATAGGACAATAATGTGAGCCCATCGGTCTTTCTCACAGTCGCCTTTAGCTTTTTGATCCATAGGGATAACGCCACGTTCTTGAAAATCACCTTGCTTGGAGCAATAATCACGATTTTGCTGGGCCGTGCCACGAGCAATCTCCCAGTGGGCCTGGGCATTGATCTTCTTGAGGGCCTTAAGAGTGCGAGCATTCTTGAAGGACACAAAGCCTTGAAGATGCGGTGTGCCGCATTCTTCGCCTTTTTCTTTACCAACGATGATATATGTGCAATCAGCATCCAAAATACTGTTAAGCACATCCTCTGTGTAATTATTAATTGTGAAGCAAAAATTACGGGATCGTTCCATTTAATTAATTGTGAGCAAACTTGCACTGCGTGCAAGTTTCCTAGGAACGCCCGCTTTGCGGGCGTGACCGCTTCGCGGGGGTGTGTTTTAGGAATGTTGGATCTTGAAGGGACACTTTGTTAACCCTCTCCAACACAGACACACTAGGTCTAGGGTAATACTGTACCTAGACCCTCGTGTGCCGATTAATAAAAAAATCGGATATTTCTAAACTACAATTTAGTTAATTTAAGCATCTTCAAATTGATAGTCCAACATGTACTGCAGAGCAACAGTGTACTGGGAAGTCACAACAGGACTACCAGTTGCGTTGACATACGCACACATACAGAACAAGCCACGGGTGGTTGGGACGGTGGTACCGTCATTAAACTTGACACGCTGGGGATAGTGCTTGGTCAAGTCGAAACTGAAATTACAGTTATACTTGAAATCGTTATTGGCCGAATACTGAAGGTTAAGATTACTTCCACTTCCGTTATTGATGGCAGCTCCCAACTTGAAAACCTTGGAGGCTAGGACACGGTATCTATCCGTATTAACAGGGCTCCACATATCGACTAAATCGTTCTGGAAG